GAGTTCTTCCCGTGCCCGCCTCCGCTGAACGCCACGACGGCCAACGACAGCACAATCCCGGTTGCGGACTACGTGCAGTATCAGGATCAGGCCGACGAACTCGATGAACTGACGGCCCGTATTGGTAAGCTGCAAGACGCGCTGCGGATGGTCGGTGTCTATGCCGGTGAAGCCAACCGCGAGCTTCAACTCGTGTTCTCGCCGGGCAATGAGAACAAGCTTATCCCGATTGATACGTTCGACCTCTGGAAAGAGAAGGGCGGGGTCAAGGGCCTGATCGAGTGGGTGCCGGTCGATATGGTCATCCAAGTGCTGAAGGGCTGCTATGAGGCCCGCCAGCAAGTCCTTAACGACATTTACCAGATCACCGGCCTGTCAGACATCATCCGGGGCGAGTCGAACCCGAATGAAACGGCGACGGCCCAGCGCATCAAGGGTCAGTGGGGAAGCCTGCGGGTTCGTGACCGTCAGCGGGATTTGCAGCGGTTCTGCCGTGACGCCATCCGCTTGAAGGCCGAGATTATTGCAGAGCATTTCAGCATTGAGACGCTCAAGGCGATGACGAACGTTAAGCTCCTGACGCAAGCCGAGAAGCAGCAGATTGAGCAGATCATGCCGCTGATCCAGCAAGCCGAGCAAGCGGGAATGCCTATCCCTCCCGGCATGGCTCCCGATCCTGCCATGTTGGAACTGATGCAAGAGCCGACATGGGAAGAGGTTCAAGCCCTGCTCAAGAACGATGCGCTGCGTTCGTTCCGCATTGACGTTGAGACGGATAGCACGGTGGAACCGGATGAGAACGCGGCCAAGCTGGCGTTTACGGAGTTCACGGGCGCTGTGGTGGGCCTGATGACGGCTGCGGCTGGTATCGTCCCGACTGCCCCTTACACGGCCCCGCTCTTCGCTGAAATCCTTAAGCAAGGCGCACGAACGTTCAATGTTTCGCGGTCCATGGAAGACGTGATTGACAAGGTGTTTGAGCAAGCCGAGGCGCAACCGCCTGCCCCGCCTCCGGGACCACCGCCGCCTGATGAGAGTGCCATCGCGGTTGAGCAGATGAAGTCGCAAACGGCCCAGATGCAAGCGCAGATCGAGCAGCAGCGGACGCAGATGGAAGGCCAGCTAGGCGCGGCTGAACTGCAACTTAAGGGCCAAGAGTTGCAGGTGAAAGCCGCAGCCCTAGCCCGTGACCCAACCCCCCAAGGGAGCGCGTAATGCCGGACGAAACCCTTAACGAACTCCTGATGAGAGTGGCCATGACCTACACTGGCGATACGACAAGCCTCCCGTTCAACGAGGCAATCCGCAGGGCGGCGCAGTACTATCTTGACGGCGGAAGCGGCCCGTCCGAGTTCATGCTGAACCAGTTCTTCGGGGACGGGTCTGACGGTGATGTGACGGTCTCGGGGCCGGTAACGCTGACCCGCGATATGTACTATCGCAACCTGACCCTGAGCGCGGGTGCGGCGATCAGTACGAACCTGTTCCGCATCTTCGTCAGCGAAACGCTCGACCTGTCGGCGGCTCCGACCGGCGCTATCTATCAGAACGGAGCGAACGGCAACAACGCCGTCGTGAACGCGGGCGGCACCGCCGTCTCCCAATCGGGCGGCGTCGGCATATTTCAAGGCGCGGGCAGCGTTGCGGGTAGCGCAGGCGGAACCGCAGCGGGCACCACGGCGACGGCCATTGCCGCATCTCCCTATGCCAGCCTTGGGGGTCCGTCCGGTGCTGCTGGTTTGGGTGCGTCGGGCGCAGGCGGCGCGGCAGTTACGCCGACAACGCCTACCGCCTTCTCTTACCGCCGCGCCATGATCCAAGACAACGTCTCTACTAGTGTCGGTCGAAGCGGGATGCAGGGCCAGTCTGCCTCGGGCGGCGGCGGCGACGGCACGGCGGGCGGCGGTGGCGGATCAGGCGCTGTTGCCGTTCCCGGCGTCTCGATCTACGCTCACACCATCCTTCGCGGAGCCTCTACGGCTGCGGGAGCCATCCAGAACAAGGGCGGGAACGGCGGCAATGGCGGTAAGCCTGCGGGCGGCAACCGTGGCGGCGGTGGCGGTGCAGGCGGGGGTGGTGGCGGTTACGTCTATATCGTCACTCTGGGTCTGACGGGCGCTGCCAAGGCTGACGCGGTTGACGTTTCGGGCGGCAATGGCGGCAATGGCGGCACTGGCACCGGGACGGGCATCGGCGGGGCTGGTGGTTCGTCTGGTGGTGGAGGCCGTCTGACGGTCATTGACGTGACCACGGGCGTTGTTACGGAGACGATCTCCGCTGCAACGCCGGTTGCTGGCACGGCTGCCTCTGGAACGACGCCGGGAACGGGTGGAACCGCCACGGTTTCACAGTTGAGCCTGTGAGCCGCGCTACCTATCGCATCTGCAAGGCTTGCGGGGATATGCACGAAGTATCCGCATGGCCCGGCCCGTGCCTTGAGCAGTTCAAGCGTAAGCGGTCTGACTTACCCGCACCGTATATCCGTTCGGACGGGATGGACCCGACCATGAACCACGCGGACGGGCAGATGTACGACAGCAAGTCCGCCTATTACCGGGGCGTGAAGGATGCGGGTTGCGAGATTGTCGGCAATGAGGCGCTGACACCCAAGGGACCGACAGAACTGTGTGAGCGCGAGCTTAAGCAGGACATATCAACCGTCTACGACCAGTTGGAGGCTAGGTTATGAGCGACATGGAAGACGACATTCGGGCAGCAATGGCCGAGGTTAGCGGAACATCCGAACCCGCACCCGTTGAGGAAGTGGTGGTCGCTCCGGAAGCCATCATCACTGAGGCTGAACCGGCCCCTGAGGTTGAGGAAAAGGCTGCGGAAGGCCCCGAACGTGGTCCGGACGGCAAGTTTATTGCCAAACAGCCTGAAACGGTGCAAGATACTCCCGACCAGCCCTCAGAGGCAGTCGCGGACCCTGCTGTAAAGCTCGCCATCCGCGCCCCGGCTTCATGGTCGCCTGCGGCTAAGGCCACGTTCGATAAGCTTCCTCCCGAGGTGCAACAGGCAGTTGCAAAGCGGGAGCAAGAGATCGACCACGGTCTCCGGCGCAAGTCTGAGGAAGTGAAGCGGTATGAGCCGCTGGAACAAGTGCTTGCCCCTCGCCGCGCTCAATGGGCCGCGCAAGGGATGGATGAGGTTCACGCGGTCAAGACGCTGCTTGCGGCACAAGACCTGCTTGAGAAGAATCCGATGCAGGGGCTTGAGTTTCTGGCCCGTTCGTATGGCGTCAACATTGCGAACCTATCGGCCCAGCCGCAGGGACAGCCACAACAGGCCCAGCCCGCACCGGACAGCCATCCCGAGATTGCTTACCTCAAGCAGCAACTCCAAGACCTGCAAGCCCAAGTCCAGACGGCGCAAACCGCACCGTTGCTCAGCCAGATCGAAGCCTTCCAGAACGATCCTGCCAATCTGTATTTTGAGAACGTCCGCGATGATATGGCGGTCCTCTTGAACAACGGTAAGGCGTCGGACCTCAAGGAAGCCTACGAGATGGCGTGTTGGATGAGGCCGGACATTCGCCCGTTCCTGCAAACCACGCAGGCCCCGGCGGCTCCTACGCAGGACAAGGCGGCGCAAGCGAGACGGGCGGCAGTCAGCGTCACAGGGTCTCCGGGCAAGTCCCCGATTCCCAGATCAAATGGCACCATTGAAGGCGATATAGCGGCGGCTTGGGACGAGCTTGCCGGTAACGCCTAGAGGAAAGACAAATGGCATCCCCGAATCTTTCGGAAATCGCGACCACTACCCTGCGTCTTCGCACGGGCAAGCTGGCCGACAACGTCACGAACAACAACGCGATTCTGTCGCGCATGAACCGTCGTGGCACCATCAAACTGGCTCCGGGTGGTCGCACCATCCTGCAAGAGCTTGAGTACGCCGAGAACGTCACTTACCAGCGTTATTCCGGCTACGAAGTCCTGAACATCTCGCCTAGCGACGTGTTCACGGCTGCTGAGTTCGACTGGAAGCAGATCGCGGTGAACGTCACGATCAGCGGCCTTGAGCAAATGCAGAACAGCGGCAAAGACGCCATCATCGACCTGCTCTCCTCGCGCATCAAAAACGCTGAGAAGACCATGCAGAACGGTGTGGCGGAAGACCTGTACTCCAACGGCACCGCGTCCGGTGGAAAGCAGATCGGTGGCCTGCAACTGCTTGTGGCTGACGACCCGACCACGGGCACTGTCGGCGGCATCAACCGGGCTACTTGGTCCTTCTGGCGTAATCAGAAGTTCCAAGCGACCTCGGACGGTGGCTCGGCTGCTTCGGCGGCTAACATCGTGCGGTTCATGAACACCCTCTATCGTTCGTGCTCGCGCGGCACCGACAAGCCTGACCTGATCCTGTGCGATGACAACTACTTTGGCTTCTACGAGTCGGCGTTGCAGGACATTCAGCGTGTCACCAACGCCAATGAGGCCGATGCTGGTTACGTGTCCCTGAAGTACAAGGGCACGGACGTTGTGTATGACGGCGGTTACGGCGGCGCTTGCCCCGACAACCACATGTACATGCTCAACACCGGCTACATCCACTGGCGTCCGCACACTGAGCGGAACATGGTCCCGCTGGAAGACGTGCGTTCGATCAACCAAGACGCAATGGTCAAGCCCATTGTGTGGATGGGCAACATGACCCTGTCGAACGCCTTCCTCCAAGGCGTCCTGTTCCAAAGCTAATCGCCCCCGAAAGGAGCAACTAACATGGCATCGACTGCCGCTACGGTCTTCTCGACCACTCCGACTCTGGGGATCGACCTCGACTCCAAGTCGTCCACCCCGGCCTTCGCCACCAACACGATTGTTTGGGGCAATGATGGCCGCCAGCACGTTTACGCCCGCGCTTCGGAGGCTCTGTCTTCGACGCAAACCATCCTGATCGGCACCAGCGGCTCTGCGTCGTCTGATGCTGGTTCGGCTGGTTGGACGGTCAACACCACGGGCGGCGTGACTGCTGCGCAGTACTTCTTTGCGAAGAAGACCGCCCTCTAGTCCTTTCGCCTGCCCTAGCCTCCACTGGGGTTAGGTGATAGCTTGACAGCCGTGGGGTTCGTCCCTGCGGCTGTTTTGCTATGGAGGTAGCATGATCAACGTCGTCAGCGTCCGGGTAGGCACCAAGTACCCCATTGAGTACGTCACCCGCCTTCACGACGGTATAGCGCGGCATCTGGACGAACCCCAGTGCCATTGGTGCCTGACGGATGATCCAGACAGCCTGCCGGAAGGCATTGAGCCGATACTGGCTGACCCGTCGCTGCCCGGTTGGTGGGCGAAGGTCCAGTTGTTTGATCTGGACACAATGCCATGGAGGACCGGCGCGGAGGTTCTGTACATGGATTTGGACGTATGCGTGACGGGCCGTCTTGAAGGCCTTCCGCACGGCATCATCAAGGATTGGCACTGGCCTTGCTACAACTCGTCTGTGATGCGCTGGCGTCATGGCGACCACGCGGACATATGGGATCGCTTCACGCTGGACGTAATCGACCACCCCACGGAAAGCCTCAAGGGCCTCCTCCCCGCTGGCCAGATCAACGGCGGGGATCAAGAGTGGATTAGCCAAGTCAGCGCATGGGACACGTTCCCGCCCGGTATGTTCGTCTCCTACCGTGACGCGGTAGCATGGCCTCCCGAGACGGCTAAGGCGGTCATATTCCACGGCGAGCCTAAGCCTGACGCTATCAAAGACGGCTGGGTTCCCGGTGTCTGGCGCGTTGGCGGCTATACGGCCATGCCAGAACTAAAGGGCATGAACGTCACCCATGAGTTTGCCTACGGGAATGTCAGAGCGAACGTGCTTCGCGATGTGCCGTGGTTCACGGGCTTTGGTGAGCAGGACAAGGGCTGCGTCATCGTCGGCGGCGGTCCCTCGCTTTCGGACAGTGTGAAGGCGATTAAAGACCAGCGGAGGCGTGGTCTCAAGATTATCACCGTCAACAATGCCCTGCGGTTCCTGACGGACAAGGGGATTACGCCCGACGCTCATGTGATGCTGGATGCGCGGGAGGAAAACCTGCACATGGTCGAGAACGCGCCTAAGAACGTGCGCTATTTCCTCGCCTCGCAGGTTCATCCGTGCGTGTTTGATGCGCTTTCGGGGCATGATGTTGTGATGTGGCACAACGGGATGGGTTCCGGCGAGGAACTGAGGGAGATTCTAGCCCCGTGGTTTGATGAAGGCCCTAACCAGCGGCCTTGTGTTCTGGTGCCGGGGGGCGGGACTGTAGGGCTTCGGGCCATCTATCTGGCGTGGCTGTCGGGGTACAAGAAAATCCACCTGTACGGCTTCGACAGTTCGTATGCCGATGGCCAGCATCACGCTTACTCGCAAAGCCTGAACGACGGCGAGCCTACAATGGAAGTCGTTCTAGGCGACAAGACGTACACTTGCGCCCGGTGGATGATCCGTCAGGCTATGGAGTTCCAGCAGCAGTTTTTGTATTTGCGGGACCGTGGCGTTAAGGTGATTGCTCACGGGAAGGGCCTTATTCCCGACATGGGGAGGTTACTCGCATGATGCTCGCAATCGGACTTCTCGCCATTTGGCTGCTCTGGCTGCTTGTCGTCGGCATCTTTGTGAACACGCGCCGATGAAACAGATCGACGGTCTTTGGTGGCCTAATTTCGACGTGCGCTGCCGTGCGGTGGTGGTGGATGAGTGCGCCGTAGCAATGACCGTCGTGGTTCCGCTGGTGAAGGAGCGCCGCGTCTGCGTCCAAGCTGGCGGTAACGTCGGCGTTTATCCTATCGCGCTGGCCCTTTGGTTTGATCGGGTCATCACGTTTGAACCGGACGGGGACAACTATGATTGCCTGCGTCGCAACATCATTGATTCATCCATTACGAAGTTCAACGCGGCGCTAGGGGCTGAACCGGGAACTTGCGGCATCCTCCGCATCGACACGGACAACTGCGGTTCTCACAAGACGCTGCCGGGTACGGCTATCCCTGTTCACACCATTGACGGCCTGAACCTAGACGCCTGCGATTTGCTCTGGCTGGACATTGAGGGAGCCGAGGCGGACGCGATTAAAGGCGCGAGGGCGACAATCGAGAAGTTTTCGCCTATCATAGTGCTCGAAGAGAAAGGGCTAGGTCCAAAGGCGGACTTGCCCGGCTATGAGCGCGTGACCCGCGTAGGAAACGACACTGTGTATCGGAGGACATAGGATGGCACACCCCGCCGCTTACAGCGACAGCAAGACGTATTGGAACACCAAGGCGGATTCGTCAGAAACTGACCGCTGCCGCCCGGCCCCTGCGGTAGTGGCCAAGCCGCGCTTTCGCGTCAAAGCAGGATCGAGCAAGTAGATGGACTATCAAGCGCCAGACGGTCGGGACCGCGTGATTCCCCGTTTCCACATCAAGCCCGTGCGTAACAACTTCCTGTCAGAGAAGGAAGGCCGCGAGGTTTGGAACGACGTTGAGTACGTCGAAATCATCGTTCCGGGCGATAACAAGAACATCGTTGATATTGCCGTGAAGGACGAACACCGCGAACGCTGGCCGCAGAAATACGCTGCGTTCAAAGCCAACATGGAAGCCCCGGAAAGCGGCACCCCGCTGGACGAATGGGCGGGCGTTGGCCGTAGTCAGGTGATGGAGCTTAACAGCGTCCATATCCGGACTGTGGAGCAGCTTGCGGGCCTGTCTGATAGCCAACTCGCCAAGTGCATCCCTATGGGTGGCCACGGCTTGCGGGCGAAGGCTCAACGGTTCATTGAGCAGACCGAGGCAGAGAAGCCGATTGCGGCGATGGAGCAGCGCATCCGCGAGCTAGAGGAAAAGCTGACGCTTGCGCTTGAGGACAAATCAGCGAGGATTGCGGCAGAATGAGCGCATGGAAGCTGATTGAAACTGCTCCAAAAGACGGAACGCGCGTTGATTTGTGGGTAGTGGACGAAGAGGGCCGCGAGTGGCGAGAAGCGGACGCGTATTTCGTCAAGGATGCGTGGGATAATCAATACCGCTATGATGCCCCTAGCGGACGATTGAAGTCCACGTCCGTAAAGCGTGATGGATGGTTTGCGCCGAACCATGATTATGACGGGGCGGACGGTTGGTGTGATTGTCCAGAGTGGTTTAACGATCATCCGAACCAGCAAAAGCTACTGTTCACAAGGCCGACCCATTGGATGCCCATACCGGACGGCCCGGAAAAGGAAAGCGGACAATGACAAACGGTCTGGAACGCGACGTGATGTACAAGCCGGGCGCATCGTTCTTCAAGCAAGGCGATGACCTGATGTTCCGCTATCAGGCGGATTCGTCGTCCGTCATCGGCCCTCGCAAAGCCACGGAAGCCGACAAGAAGGCTCATGGCTTTGAGTACGAACGCTATCTGTCGGAGGCGTTCCACAACGCTCCGCTAGAGGCATTCAATCACGACGGGGTGGATGGCCCCGGCGGTTCAATCCGTCCCGTTAGCGACGAGCATAAGCACGTTCCTGCGGATTATGAATCCATCCCCGCCCCTAAGAAGCGCGGGCGTCCTCCGAAAGCCTAAACCATGGCCATGGACTTGCTTGCCATTATCCAGCGTTCGTGCCGGTTGCTCTCGCTTCCGGTGCCTACGGAAGTCGTGACCTCGACTGACATTCAGGTCCAGCAACTGTACGCGCTGGCCAATGAGGAGGGCGACGAGCTAGCGGGTTCGTATGATTGGCAGATCATGCGGAGGCAGCACCTGTTTGATACGGTGGCCTCTGCGGTTCAATCGTCGGCGCTTCCGTCTGACTTTGACCACTTCATTGCTAACTCGTTTTTCAACCGCACGACCATGCGGAACATCTATGGCCCGATCACTCCGCAAGAGTGGCAGGCTATCCAAGCGCAGCCCCAGCTTAACCGCGTGTTTCTGGCGTTCGTGGAGCGTGACGGTCAGTTTCTGGTCACGCCAACCCCGCCCGCCGGTCAAGAGATTGCCTACGAGTACATCACGACGGACTGGGCCAAGTCGGCGGCTGGTTCGGCGCAGTCGATGTTTGAGGCCGATACGGACCTGACCTATCTCGATGACAAGCTCTTCCCGCTTGGCATCCGGTGGCGCTTCCTCAAGTCCAAGGGGCTTGATTATGCAGAGGATTTTCGGACCTACCAGTCAGAACGTAGTCAGCGCATGGCCCGTGACGGCGGTAACGGCGTCATCGACAGTGCGGGCGGCACCTACTACGGGTTCGCGACAAACATTCAGGAAGGCAACTTCCCGTCGTGACCTTGTTTCTTTCCATCAATGACACGAAGAACCCGCAGACGCAGCGTCGGCGCATCAATGCTCTGTTTGAGGCGTATGCGCCGGGTTACGGGTCGGCCCTGCCGGATGCGGAGGAAAGCCCCGAGGGTCGCTTGTTCTATATCGGCTCGCAAGGCTATCAGAACCGCTCAGGAACGTGGGTCGCGCTATGAGGCAGGCAGCACAACGCTACGGGCGTCAGGCCATGCGAGCGGCGACGCAGCGGCGTGTTTCGGTCGGTTCTCCCGTTCCGGCTCCTACTGGTGGTTGGGATGCGCAATCTCCCTTGGCGAATATGCCATCGGAAAACGCGGTCATTCTGGACAACTTCATCCCGCGCGCGGGCTACGTTGAACTCCGCAAGGGCTATCGGATTTGGCAGGAGGGCACGGGCAACAGTGTTGAAAGCCTCATGGTCTGGCGCGGGAACATCGCGGCGGATGATGATGCTATCTTCGCGGCCTCGGGTGGCTCGATCTTTGACGTGTCGAATGACGGGGACACGCCGTTAGAGGTTTATACCAGCACCGGCAATGCGCGGTTTCAGTCCGTCAACTTCGCCAATGACGCGGGCACGTTCCTGATTGCCGCCAACGGGGCGATTGCGCCGATCTATTACAACGGCACGGCCTTTGCCTCTACGTCTATCTCTGGAACGGCAGGGATTATCACGCTGGACCCTACGTCACTTGTGGACGTAATGGACCACAAGTCGCGCCTGTTCTTCGTCCAGAAAGACAGCCTTCGCGTCTGGTATCTTGAGCCGGAGGCTATTCAAGGCACGGCTAATCTGCTGGACCTCGGGACCGTCTTCACCAAGGGCGGGGCGATTATCTGTCAGGGTACGTGGTCGCTAGACGGCGGGTCCGGGATTGATGACTATGCGGTATGGGCCACCACGCAGGGTCAGGTAGCGGTCTATCAGGGGCTAGACCCCTCGGACGCGGACAACTGGGCATTGGTCGGGGTGTATGACCTTGGCTATCCCCTCTCGCGCCGTAGCCTCATCAAATACGGTTCGGACCTTGTCATCTTGACCTCTGACGGCATGGTCCCGCTAAGCCAAGCGTTGAACCTCGACCGCGCACAAGAGAACCTTGTGGCCCTGACGCAGCGTATTCAGAACGCCTTTGCGAGCGCATCCACGGCCTATCGAAACCGCTTTGGGTGGGAATGTACGCTCTACCAAAAGGGCGGCTTGGCGATTGTGAATGTGCCGGTGTCGGAGCTTACCCGGTCGGAGCAGTACGTCCAGAACGTCCAGACGGGCGCGTGGTGCCGGTTCACCGGGATTGACGCCTTTTGCTGGGCCGTGGCCAACGATCAGGCCTATTTCGGCGGAAACGGTGTCGTCTGCCTTTGGGACACCGGATATGCGGATGATGAGTCCGGCATCGTCGGGGATATGCTGACGGCCTATAACTATTTCGGGTCGCGCGGTCAGCTTAAGAAGTTTGAGATGATCCAGCCGGTGTTGCGGATTGCCTCAACGGTAGCCCCTGCAATTGAAGTGGTTGTGGATTTCACAGACAGGGTTCCGACTGCGGTCCCGACCACGGGCACGACCAGCGTTGCGCTTTGGGACGTGGGTCTATGGGACACGGCACGATGGGCCGCTAGGACGCAGAACCGGCTTAACTGGACGGGGGCAACGGGGATTGGTTACTGCGGAGCCGTCCGGATGCGCGCGACACCAACGCCGGTCCTCTACGTCGATCTAGCCGTGGATGATGACTATAACGTCTCGTATGGGGACGGGGTGGTGGTCACTCACGCAACCCGAAACACGTCGGCCCCGGTTGAAGTTATCGCCTTCAATCTGAAATACGAGAACCAGACGGGCGGGCAGTTGTAACGATTGTCTGCCGTTTATTAGACTGACGCAGACGGCCCCGCCCGGAGGGTTAGGGATTTGACCGGGCCATTTCAGGGGTTCGGTCTAGTCGTTAGTTATGCACGGCTTTGGAGGAAGCGCAAATGAAACTTGTCAGCAGCCCGTTCAGCCCCCTAGTCGCTCAATGGGTAGCGGAGCAGATCGGGCATGGACTGGACTGGGGGCCATGCGAGGCAATCGGCGTTGTGGACAAGGATGATAACCTTGTCGGCGGCGTCGTCTTCAACCAATATCAGCCCCAATATCGCAACATAGAGGTTAGCTTTGCCTCTATCCGCGCTGATTGGTTGACGCCTTCGCTGGTCACGGGTATCTTGCGTTATCCGTTCCAACAGTTAGGGGCGGCGAGAATCACCAGCCTGACGCCTAAGCGGCTTCGTCGCGCTCGCCAGTTTCTCTCAAAGTTTGGTTTCAAACATGAGGGGACTGTCCGGCGTGGTTATGGTGACGATGATTGCATCATATCCGGTCTCCTCGAAAGCGAATGGCGCGTCCATCGCTTCAACAAGGACCGTGTGAGTGAGCAAGCCCAAGCCTCCCGCAGCCCCGGACCCTGTCCAACTGGCGAACGCGCAATCGGCGGCTAACACCGCGACGGCTCGCGAACAGCAGCGCCTGAACATGATTAACACGTCCGGTCCTCAGGGGTCGGTGCGTTACGTTGCGGACCCGACCGCTCCCGGTGGCTATCGTCAGGAAACCGCGCTTAGCCAAGGTGAGCAGCAGAACTACGACCGCTCAACGGCGGTCTACGGCGGCGCGCTGCAAACGGCGGGTGACCAGCTTGGCCGCGTCAATACGGCGCTTGGCCAGCAACTGAACACTGAGGGCCTGCCCGAATTGCAAGGGTTCAACGCCCCCGACTTTGACCGCCAACGGTTTGAGGATTCGGTATATGCGAGCGCGACACGTCGTCTTGACCCGCAGTTTGACCGAATGGAACGCTCGCAGGATGCGAGACTTGCCGCTCAGGGTCTTGGAGCAAACAGCGAGGCGACGCGAAATCTTCGCCAAGATTTTGCACGTGATCGAAACGACGCCTACGGCGAGGCCCGTAACCAGTCCATTCAGGCCGGTGGCGCGGAACAATCTCGCGCTATTCAGCAGGCTATTGCCGGTGGGACATTCGGTAATCAGGCGCGGACGCAGGGCCTTCAAGAGCGGGCATACGTCCAGAACCAGCCGCTTGCCCAACTCCAAGCCCTGCTAGGCACGGGTCAGGTCGGTATGCCTCAGGGCGTCCAGTACAGCCCGACCGGCGTAGGCCAGACGGACGTGATGGGCGCGAATGCCCTCTCGCTGGGCCAGCAGAACCAGAACTATCAGGCCCGGAACGCGCAAAATCAGGCACTCATGCAGGGCCTCTTCCAACTTGGCGGGGCTGCGATTGGCGCATCTGATCGACGGCTCAAGCGTGACATTGTCCGCCTTGGAACGCATCCGAACGGCCTTCCTGTATATGAATATCGGTACGTTTGGGGCCGTAAGCGCCACGTCGGCGTGATGGCGCAAGACGTGATTAAGGCCGGGATTGACGCCGTAGTCCGTCACTGGACGGGCTTCCTCATGGTTGATTACGGGAAGCTCTAATGGCCCGCGCCCCCATGCCAGCCCCCGCGATGATTGAAACGCCCGCGATGCGGCGTAGCGCAGCCTTGGCGAAAGCCTTGGAAGACCTCCGTGCGCCTCCGCAACAGATCGGCGGCTATGGTGATCTAGGCGCTCGCTTGCTCGCGCAAGGGATTACGCAATGGTCACAAGGGAAGGCTGAAAAGGAAGCGCGGGGTGAGCGCGAGCAACACCTTGCGGGCATCCGTGACAACGTGTTGGGGGATTTGGCCGCGTTTTCCCCGCCGTCCACCCCGGCTCCCGGCGCTGCGTTGGGTGCTGCGCTGACGAACACGCAAGAGCCGCGCGAGGCCGCAATGGCTCCAGTTGGTGCTGTAACGGGTTCGCCCCTCCCTGCTGCCGCCCCTGCGCCAGCGAGCCTTGAGGATGCGCTTCTGTCGGCTCCGCAGCCCCAAGCCGCGCCACAACCACCCCCCCAAGCCGCTCCGCCACAAGCGCCGCGTAACCCGCTTGGTCCAACGCCCGGCCAAATCGCGATGATTACAGAAGCGGTCAACAGCCAAGACCCGGCGCGCGTCGCGTGGGGGCAGCAGTTGTGGGCCGAAATCGAAATGCAGATGGCCGAAAACCCGGCGCTGCGCCAAGAGTTTCAGTCGATCAATGGGGTTCCGGGCGTTGTTGACCCGGTTACTCGCCGCTGGACGCCGATTGAAGGCGGCATCCCGCAAGAGGCGATGAACACTAATCAGGTGGTTGGTGCGGGCAACGCCTTTGGTTTGCCAGAAGGCGCAGGCGTCTCCATGAGTCCATTCGGCGTTCCGTCCGTCGTCGGGCGTCCGCCGGAAGGATACACGCGCCAGCCGGGCGGTGGATTGGCACCGGAAGTTGGCGGAACGCAGGACTTGCCGAACAACCCGCGCGCTCGGTTTGAGGCGATCACGGCAGAGCAGCAGCGCCTCCGCCCGATTCTCGACCAAGCCACGGCCATCACGCGGAACATTGGCGCTGTCCGTGCCGGGGTGGGGGCAAATAACGGCGCGGGTGACATCGCGGCGATTAACGGCCTTCAAAGGCTGATTGATGAGGGTGTCGTTAAAGAGGGCGACGTTGACCTCCAGCTGCGCTCTCAGGGCCTCGCTGGCGGCATCTCGCAGTTGCGCGGATACCTCACGTCCACTGGACAGTTTAGTCCGGAGATTCGCGCGCAAATCGGTGCGGTTGCCGAAACGCTCTACTCAACGCAAATGCCGATGATTCGCGAACAGATCATGGGCCGTCGTGACTTCATCAACCGCAGCCTTGGCGCTGGCGCGTTTGATGATGTTGTCCCGCCGTCTGTCCGTCAGGCTTACGGCTGGGAAAGTGCGCCTGCCCCTGACGCTCCCCGCCGTCTGACGCCTGCCCAAGCCGCTGAACTGCCGTCCGGAACGCCGTTTCACGACATGGACGGTAATCCGAGGGTGCGGCGATGAGACAGCAAGACCCTTACGCCGATATTGCGCTCCCTATTCAGACGGGCGACCCTTACGCCGATATTGCCGCGCCTATTCCGACGAACCGCAACCGTCGTCAGGCCCCGGCTGCGGCTCCCCAGCCGCAAGAGGACGAAAACGCACCGTTTCAGCCGGAACTCCTGCCGGGTGACAACGGCATCTATCCGACGATGCGCCCTAACGCGGTTCCCGCTGCGCCTCCGGTGCATGAAATCGACCCGGATCAAGCGACGGCCAATGCGGCGGTGTTTGGCGCGCAAGGAACGCAACGCGACCCAATCAACCTTGCTACACTTCCTCCGGAGGACCGCGCCTATCTGAATGGCGGCTGGTACGTCAAACTGCCGAACGGTGAAGTCCGTCGCCTGATGGCCGATGCGCGTCCGAATGCTGGCGGCGAAGGTGCGGAACAGATTGCCCCCGGCTTGTTCCTAGAGGCGCAATCCACGATCCCGGAAGACATGGCCAAGTCGCTCCCGACCGGCGTTGTCGAGGGGCTGACGGGCACTTTAGGGGCGCAGGGAACCTTGGGCCAAATGATCGGCCTGCGTCAGGGAGACTATCTCCCCGGACTGGGTGTCATCGGGCCTTCGGGCGAACAGATTAACGAAAGCATCCGTAACCATATCGGATACGACTATTATCAGCCGCAGACCCCGTTGGGGGAATGGTCCCGGACGGTTGGTGAGTTTGCGCCCGGCGCGCTCGTTCCGGGCAGCACGGGCACCAAACTAGCGTCGTGGCTCGTCCCTGCCGGAGCATCGGAGGGGGCAGGCCAACTTGCCCGGATGCTGCAAGGCGGCGAACGCGACACGGCGGCGGAAGGCTATGCCCGCATGGCCGGTGGTTTCTTCGGCGGCTTGGGTGTTGGTGGTGTCAACACGGTTCGCGGCGGCGCTGATATTTCGCTCCGCAATGCGGCTCAAGGCGTCACGCCTCAACAGCTTGAGATGGCGGCTCTTCTTCGCCGGGATGCAGATTCCTTTGGCATCAACTTGACTAACGCGAACGCCGTTCAGCAAGTCACGGGCGGCGGAACGGGACTAGGACAACTGCAACGGGCGGTGGAGGGTTCGTCTCCGCGCCTGCAAAGCTACTTTGCCGCCCTTCCGGAACAAGTGCGCGGCGCTGTTGGCGCACAACTCGACCAAATAGGCCCTAGCGTTGAGCCGTCCGCCCTTGCGCCTCGCGTTCAACAAGCGGCGGGTGGCGTTCTGGACACCCTTCGCCGTCGTGCGAATGAGGATGCGGGGCAGTTCTATGACCGCCTGCCGGGCCAGTCGCTGCCGCCTGAACAGTTTGGACAACTGACAGAGAACCCGTCGTTTGCCGCCGCCCTTCGCGCGGTGCGGGATGATGAGGAACTTGCACCGCTTCTCAATCGCGCCCCGCCGATGGAACAAGACGTGCGGATGCTGCGAGCGCAGCAGCAAGGGTTCGGGCTGGAAACTTATCACGGGACGGCCACTCGGGACGGAACGGCGTTTGATTCCTTTGATCCTGCTCGACTAGGCTCCAATACCCGGCAATCTGAAGGGGAGTTGGGATTCTTTTCCAGCGCTCGCCCGGATTTGGCAAACGAATACGCGACCATTGCATCAAGGGGCGGCTGGCGACCTGACCGCGTTCCGGCTGACCCGTATGTAATGCCGCTAAGGGTTAGGGCGCAAAATCCACGACGCTATGACACGGCATCAGAATTCTATAACGACGCTTACGCTTATCGTGACGACCTTTCGGGATGGCGCAACCGGCTTCAATCCGAGGGGTATGACAGCGTCATTGTTCGTCCTGATGCAGAAGAGGTGGTGGCGTTTTCGCCCGATCAAATCCGATCTTCTTTTGATCCGTTTGCCGCTCCCACGCCTGATAACGACCTCAACGTCATCAATGAGGTTGTGAAGCAACTCGACACGATGGCCGACGAAGCCGCGCCTAATTCTATGCGTGTTGGCGGGTCTATGACGCGGGCGTCTCAGCGGCGCGAAGCCCGGGCGTTGGCGGACGCTTTGGCATCGGAAGCGTCGCCAGATTGGCGCATGGCGCACGACACGGTACGCGGGGTCAATGAAGCGTTTATCGACCCGCTCAAAGCCGGACCGATTGGCGCGCTTGCGGATGCGAATGAAGCCGCCCCGAACCTTGCTGGCATGACGGGACGCTTGTTCCCCGATAAGCCCTTTGAGGGTCAAGCGCAGGAAACCGCTCGCGCGCTTGAACTGATGGGCGAGATTGATCCGACTGTCGGAGGCCCTCTGGTTCGGCAGCATCTGTCGCGGCAGGCGATGGAATCCATGCAAGACACGCCAAGCGGCCCTAACCAGTTTGGTGGGGCTGATTTTGCGGCCCGTGTGTTTGGCAATCCGGAACAACGCCGGACGGTCATGGGCGCGCTGGACGTTGTGAACCGCCCCGATCCCAACATGGCGTTCCCGCCTCTTAGCGCGAACGCGGCTCCCGCTCGCGGCTCCGACCCGATGGCCAATCTGGTTGAGGTTCTGATGGCCACCGGCCAGCGGCACAAAGGCGGCTCGCAGACTGCGTTTATACAAGAGCTTCAACAGCAGATGCGAAACGGCAATCTCGCAACCGGCGCGGCTCAAACCATTACCAATCCGACTGGCGTTTTTGGCCGGGTCGGGCGGGGGATTGATGATTGGACCGCCCGCCGCAATGCGGAGACGTTGGCTGATCTTCTCATGGCCAACTCCGAAGAGTTTAACGCGCGCCTGACCCGCGCAATCAATCGACCTCGGGGGGCTAATCGCGTCCGTGCAGGCGTGGCCCTTTCGGCAGGACAGGAGGACTAGCCATCGCTCGCAACGGATCGGGAGTCTTTACCCTCCCCTCTAACTCATGGAACCCCGCGTCTCCTGACACGCCTATTCTGGCGGATGACTGGAACGACGTTGCGGATTCGCTTGCAACCGGCCTGACGGAAAGCCTTGCTTCCGATGGCCAGACCACGGCGACGGCGGCAATCCCGTTTGCCCAAGGCGCTCGCGTGTCTAACGGTACCGTGTCCCTGCCTGCCTTGGCGGCTATCTCTGACACGGATACGGGGGTGTATTTCCCGGCTGCTAATCAGGTCGGCATTGCAGCGGGCGGGGTGGCCTCGGCTCGCTTTGAAGCGGCGGCTATTGCCCTGCTGCAAAACACGTCTGTTACGGGCACGTTCGCAGTCTCCGGGGCCGCGACCTTTGCCGCGCTGTCCACCACGGGCAACACCACGATTGGTGATGCGGCGGCTGATACGCTGACGGTCAACGCCACCTCGACCTTTGCGGGTGACGTGACCATGACGGGCGCTTTCGCTCCCCCTAACGGTTCGATCACCAATGCCCGCTTGGCCGATATGGCTACGCAGACGATCAAGGGACGCACCACGGCAGGGACAGGCATTCCGCAAGACCTTACCTCGGCAGAGGCTACGGCCATTCTCGCGGCGGTCGTCGGGGATAGCGGGTCGGGTGGAACCAAGGGCCTAGCCCCGGCTCCCGGCTCTGGCGATGCGGCGGCGCGTAAGTTCCTTCGGGCTGACGGCACATGGGCTACCAGTGTCCCGGTGGGTTCGGTCATCATGTATGCGGACGATGTTGTCCCGACTGGCTGGCTTGAGTGCAACGCGGCGGCTGTCTCGCGCACGACCTATGCGGCGTTGTTCGCTGTCATCGGGACCACGTTCGGTGTCGGGGATGGCTCGACCACGTTCAACCTTCCTGAAATGCGCGGTGAGTTTGCGCGGGGCTGGGACAATGGACGCGGTGTCGATCCGGCCCGTGCGTTTGGTTCTGCTCAAACGGATGAGTTTGAAGCGCACGTTCACAGTGTCACGCCTCCCGCTGCGAATGACGACACGTCGTCTGGCCTGACCACGACGGGTACGGGCGGGGCGGAAACCATCACGCCCTACAACACGGCCTCGGCAGGCGGTGCGGCTGAGACGCGCCCCCGCAACATCGCCCTGATGTTCATTATCAAGTTCTAGGAAACCGTCATGGCCGAACTGCCCCGCAAGACATACGCGCAACTGACCAGCCAAACGACGGTGGTTGATAGCGACCTTTTGGCTTCCTACCGCTCGCCCGGCCCTCTCAAGAGCATCACCGCCGATGTTCTGGCGGACTACATGCGGACCAAGATTGTCAACGCTGACGGCTTCATTGACCTTGAAGACTATGGCACGGACGGCGACGCTTTCCGCGAGGCCATCGCTGCCGGTGTGGCGGCGGGCAAGTGGGTGCTGGTCCCCGCTGGCACCTATACGATTGACGGGGCTTACAACGCCAACGGCGTGATTGGCTTGGCTGGTGCGGGTACGGTCGGGCTTGTCTGCCGTGACGGCTGGGCGACGTTCAAACTGCCCCTGACGGCCCGTCCGGGAACCATCACCTGCGAACTGAACAGCACGACGGTTACGGGTTCTGGGCTTGCCCTGTTCCAAACGAACCTGACGGTAGGCCACAACCTTCAAAACGAAGATGGCGAGTACATCGGCAAGATCGAAAGCATCGAAAGCCAAACCAGCCTGACGCTTGTGGACCCGGCATGGCGCGCGGTGTCGGGCGGAACCTACACCTCATCTTCGGAGGCCCGCGCGTTCGTCACTCAGACCAACGGCGCTAACGTCTATTTCGAAAACATCGAGTTTGATTGCGCGGGCATCACCTCTAACTTTGGCCACAAGGCGCAAGCGGCTGGGTCCATTGAGGGAACCAACGTCCGCTATCGTTACAAGGCCCTCCGGTTCCTCGATGATGCAACCCAGCCCGGCGTCAAGGCGGTGGACTCGTGGAACATTGGCCGGATCGAGACTGTCGATGTGCAAGGCCACGGCATCACGGGCGGTGGGGACGCAACCACGGCAGGGACGGGCGGCGGCTACATCGGGGAGATTGTCTCCACCAACATGACCAAGTCGTGCTTCAACGTCTCGGTTTTGGAGGCGGAAGGCCGTCTGTACGTCGGGCGCGTGTACGGCGTTTGGAACCGCTGGACGGAAGAGGGAATGCCCTATCCGACGCAGTACGCGACGGTTCGTCTGGGCAATGGCGCGGCCAATATCACGATTGACTATGTGTACGGCGAGGGAATGTTCCGCCTGATCCGCCTGACGGACACGGACGCCTGTTTCGTCAACAACTATTCGTTCCGCGACATTCTCGGCCCTGCGGTTCTGTTCAACTCCAAAGACCAAGTGTCGGAGAACTCCGGCGTCGGCATCGGCTCCGGCATTGGTCCGAACCGTGGCAACGGGCGTCCGCTTCCGGGTGATGAGGACGGGGAAAGCATCTCCAACCCGAATGAGGAAGCGGTAGTCATCGCGGAAGGCGTGGGCTGGGGTTTCGGTCCTGCTACGTTTGCCTCTGATGAGTACATCGTGGGCCTCGGCACCATCACGGCGACCTCGGGCACGAACACGATTGTAAACCGGGACACGGTTCTGCGTGGTCAGGACATCAACTGCTTTGATGACCTGAGCGTCGGTGACTTCCTGTTCAATGACGATCAGGAGCTTTTGGGTCAGGTCACGGCCATCTCGGCTAAGACCTATTGGCTGGACGTTCAAGAGACGACCACGACCCTTACGCCCTCGGCTGCGGACCATGCCTCGCAGACGGCTACCCTCTCGGGCGGTTCTCTTGAGACGGTCACGGCGGGCACGGGCACTATCGCGGTCACGATCAACACCACGTCGGTATCTGGCACCGGAACGGACTTCGTCAACGAGGTTGAAGCCGGGGACACCATCTGCACGGCGGCGGGGGCTTACGTTGGCCGCGTCGCCAGCGTGACGGACCTTGATACGCTTGTTCTGGTTTCGCCCGGCGCGAAGATTGAGGTGTCGGCGGGCACGGGCTTCCAGATCGGTAGCTCTTACGCTCAACGGACGCCTGACGCCTATTTCTACACGGACGGCGGCGGTCTGGCGACGGTGTCGGGCACGGCCATGACCATCCCGGCTCCGGCTGCGGACCTTGGCGGGACGATCACGACCACGCTTGGCTCCAAGACGGTGAGCGGGCAAGGAACGGATTTCGCTAACCAATACGTCGTCGGCCAGCACCTCTTCACGACTGGAGACGTGTCTATCGGTCAGATCGCGTCCATTACCGACGCTGACACACTGACCCTTGTCGCGAACGTCGAAGCGTCTGGCGTCGTGACGACGGCCAACTTCAAGTACGGGTACAACTTCGAGGATGTTCTGGTCGCCGGGGACGCTATCTTTACCAACGGTGATGTGCTGATCGGGGAGATTGCCTCGGTCAACAATGCACAGTCGATTACCCTTTCGGCCACGGCCCTGACGACCATTACCGGCGCGGCCTATCAGTTCGGGCGGTGGAAGAAGACGGCGCGCGGTGTCGAGATTGCTGAGACGGCGATCAACTCCAACTTCAACAAAGACGACTTCTGGTGTCAGGGCGCAGTCACGCAATATCGCCTGCAACAGCCCGCAGGCATCCGTCCGCGTGGTGAGAACACCATCACCAAGGCGCAACTGGCGACGCTGGACGCTACGGAACGTCAGGGCGAGTGGTGGAACGTCTCTGACATTTCCCCGGCGGGCTGGGTCTATTCCAACGGCACGGTGTGGGTGAAGGCGGAAAACGTCGGCAACCGCTCGGTTTCCACGGCGGTCGATTTCACCGTCACGTATCTGGACTACGCTCCGACCATCCGCCTGTCGGGTTCTATTGCAGCGACCACCAACATCACCCTGTCAGAAACCGGCTTGCCGGACGGGGCCACGTTTACCTTCATGGCGTCCGGTTCTGGCGTCGGCTCGTGGCTGATCCGCAACGCGGCGCTTTCGACCATCATGACCATTCGGCCCGGTCAGACAGGCACGGTGGTTTACGACGGATCGGGCGGCGGCTGGCGGCGAGCAGGCATTGCGCCTAGCTTGGCTACTGCCGCTCGGATCATTACAGGTGCAGGAACTCCGGAAGGGTCTGATACTGGCAGCGTAGCCGACCTGTACACGCGCACCAACGGTGGCCCCGGAACGGCGCTCTACGTCAAGGAGTCCGGCGCAGGCACAAACACCGGCTGGACGGCCATGACCTCCGCTCTGGATGCGGTCTATGCGGAAAGCTACGGCGTCAGCGCGTCCAATCCGTCCAACCTCGCGGCCATCAACCTTGCGCTTGATGCGGCCAACGCGGCGGGCAAGACGCTCATTCTTCCGGCTGGCCAACTGACCATCTCGGACGCCTCGCCCGTCTTCAACATTCTCGACAACACCCGGATTGTCGGCGCGGGCCGGGGGCGTACGATCCTGTATTTCACGGGGCTGGACACCACGACGGACGTTATAAACGTCAACGCAAAGAGCAACGTCTTCATTGCGGACCTGTCGCTTGAGGCATCTACGCTGCGGACCTCTGGCAACAACGGCTTTAACTTCCTCGATTGCGTGGATTGTACGGTCTATCGCTGCGACCAGACCAACCTGACGCAAGGGTTTGTGTTTGCCCGCGATGCGGGTGCGGTCCCGCCGACGACCACCAACCTACGGAACAAAGCTATCGAGTGCGTCTCATACGTCTCGCGGTCCTATGGTTTCTTCATGGACTTTGCGACGGCCTGCGAGTTCATCAACTGCGAAGCCTACAACTCCGACAATCAGGACGGCTTCAAGACCGGCGGCGGATCGACCTTCTGCAAGATCATCGGCTGCCACTCTGAGGGCAACGCCCAAGATGGCTTTGACACCTACGACGGGTTCATTTCGTCTGTTCTGGCTGACTGCACGGCCTATAACAACACGGCGGCGGGCTTCCAGATCAAGGGGACGCTTGGTGGTTCCTATGGGGCTGCAACCTATGTGGACCGCGAAAGCGCCGTCGCTAACTGTGTGGCGCAGGGCAACACGCTTAACGGCTTTTTGTTCCAAGAGGCCCGCCAAATCGTCATTTCCGGTCTGATCTCGGTCGAGAACGGAAACGCGGGCTTCGTGTTCAACAACTGCCAGCAGTTCACGGTCACAAGCTGCGTCGCGGTTCGCAATACGGAACACGGGTTCAGCTTGATCGGCAACACCACCCGCAGCAGCTTTGCGGCCTGTACGGCGGTCGATAACAGTTATGTGGACGGCACGATCCAGAACGGCACCTATAACGGCTGGAACTTGGACACCGGAACGAACAGCCTGTTCACCGGCTGTCGCTCGGGCAACGGCACGACAACAGGTTTCATCGGCGGTCAAGGCTACGGCTACAACACCACGACATCGACCGGCAACGTCTTCACCGGCTGTAGCGCGCTGACGAACGTCACCGGGTCCATCACTGGCACGTCGCCTTACACGAACAACTCGTTCGCAGGCTTCTACGACAACGGGCCGTATCGCGGCTGGACCACGGCGGACGCGGCTGGATCGCTTCTTTACACCGGCACGATCTACCGCAGCGCAACCGTCATCCAAGGCATCGGGACCGGGACGCCAGAGGGCGCGGTTACGGGCGGCATCGGCTCCACTTTCCAGCGTACGGATGGGGGTGCGGGCACGTCATTTTATGTTAAGGAAAGCGGAACCGGGAACACAGGATGGGTGGCCAAATGACCCCTCAAGACCACATCGACGCCATTGGGCGGGCCTTGATGAAGTCGGAGGAAGCCGTCAAGGCAACCCGCCGCGCGCTCAAGCTGGTGGAGGAGCATCACGCGCTCCTCCACGCCCGGCTAGACAAGGCACAGAAAGCCTACGTCGCATCGCGGGACGGGGATAACATCGTGGCCTTCTCTGGCGGCACGGACAAGCCGCCTAACGACGACCCCGACCAGCCGATCAAGCCTTGATCGTGCCGGAGGATATTCCGCCCGCGCCCGATCTGGTCGCACAGGTAACGGCCCTTTGGCCTATCGCCTCCACGGCGGCGGCTGGCGCGGTCGCATGGGTAACGGCCAACTGGCGCGCAAGGAAGATCGAGGCGTCGAAGACCGGCGAAGTGATCGACACCCTGCGCGAGCGGGCGCATCAAACCGAAATGGAACTCGGGCAGATCAGGGCCGTCCTGTCCGCCGCGACCGGCCTCAAGTTTGAGCAAATCACGCTGTCGATGGTTCAAGAGATGGTCCATCGGCAGAGCGTGACTGTGCAGGAACTGGAAACATTCATCCTGACGATGCCGCGCCTCATGTGGATTAAGCGGCGTGAGGGTGCGGGACGGTTTCGGATGGTCCAAGTTAGTCAGGTCTACGCGGACAAGTATCTGGGCGGCGTGGCCTCGGCCTATAACGGGCGCACGGATGGGGATGTCTGGCCTGCTGAGGTCGCTGCAATTTTTGCGGCTAACGACGAAAAGGCTTACACCTCGGGAGAGGTGGTTGAGATTGACGAAAAGGTCTATTCCGTCCTGACCGGAGTCCGGGGAAGTTTCGTCGGGGTGAAATGGTCATTTAAGTTGGGTCAGGACTGCTACGTCTGCGGGCTTGGCGTCCACAAAAACCCGGAGGATTGAGCTAATGCTTATCTGGTACGCCATCGCGATGGGGCTGGTTCTGGCGCTTTCGGTCGCCGCCTTCGTTATTTCCCCGAAGCAAAACTCCGACCTTCTGGGCGCAGCGTCGCTGGTCGCGCTGAACATGGCAGCGGGTAACATCATGGTGCTTAAGTTCAGCTTTTTAAGCGCAACGGTGGTGGCCCCGTTTCTGGATTTCGTGCTGGCGCTGATGATCTACGACTCTTGGCTTAAGAGCCGGGAGGGCTGGAAGGTGGTCATCGTCGCTTGTCTGGTCGGGCAGCTTGCGATGCACCTTCCGATCATCTTCATGTGGCGAGACGGCGACCTAACGACCGGAATCCTTTACAACTACGCGGTGGCTCTAAATGCTGTCTTCTGCATCATACTTGCAACCCTCGGCACCGTTGGAGCGCGCTGTGGTCTGGATTATATTGGCCGCTGGGTTTCTGATCGGCGGCGGTTGTCTGCTGTGTCGTATGGTCGCCAGTGAGAAGCGGGTGAAGGGGTGTGACCGACATGAATGATTGGCACATCGACATAACGGCCATTGCTGGCCTTGTAGCCCTCGGCATGATCGGGGTGGTGGCTATCAACCACGGCGACGGCGAGACGGTTGCTGCTGCGGCTGTAGGGGCTATCGGTGGATGGATGGCGCGAGGGTCTGGCAAGGTAACGACCACGACCGCAGGCGACCCTCCCACTCAAACCACGACGGATAACCTATGAAGGCTCTATTTGACGCTGTAAGGGCTATCAAGGGCGCTCCGCTGACACAAGCGGACGTGGACGCCATAAACGCGGCTATGGCCCCTGTAGCGGCTCCTACGGGCAAACGGGTGAGCAAGGCGGGGATTGACCTGATCCACTCGTTTGAGTCCTGCAAGCTGACGGCCTATCCCGATCCCGGCTCGGTTGACGGAAAGCCGTGGACTATCGGCTGGGGCAGCACTGGCCCCGGCATCGCCAAGGGCGTGGTCTGGACGCAGGAGCAGGCCGATGCGCGGTTCGCGGCTGACCTTGGCCGGTTCGAGAAGGCCGTCGCCCTAATGGCCCCTGTGACGACGCAGAACCAGTTCGATGCGCTTGTCTCGTTTGCCTACAATGTCGGCCTGAATGCCCTGAATGACAGCACCCTGTTGCGGATGCACAAGGCGGGCGACTACGCTGGGGCGAAGCTGCAATTCAGCCGTTGGGACAAAAACGACGGCAGAGTGATGAAGGGTCTGACGCGGCGTAGGGCTGCGGAAGCCGCTTTGTATGGGAGCGCGTGATGTTCGGATTGGATAGAGCCGCAACCCGCATCGTCCAGATCGGCGCGCTGATCGTGGTGCTGATCTTCCTCGGCCTGACGCTGTCGTATTGCCATGAACGCGGCCAAGCCCGCAAAGCCCGTGCGGAGGCGTCTGTGGCACAAGCTACGGGTGAGGCGCTAGACCGTGTAGCGGCGGAAACCCCTGTCATTCGTCAAGAGCAAGCGGAGAAGCAAAATGAGGCTGAAAAGATCGAGGGCGCTAATACTCGTCTCCCTGATGGCTTCGGGCGTAGCCTTGAGCGGGTGCGGCGGGGCGGCAAACATAACGATCCCGAATAGCCTGAAAGCGCCGTGCCGTTCGACGGTTGACGTTTCAGACGTGACCGTGCTGGACGACTTGAGCGACGCTATCCTTGCGGGGGATGCTGACCTTCGCGAGTGCAGCCTCAAGAAAGAGGCCGTTATCAAGATTGCAGAGAGTCAGAACCGGCGTTGGTGGCAGGTGTTCCGCTAGTCAGTATCCTTTTGAGCGGAGAGGGCTAGCATTTCAGCCGCGAGCCGTTCGATCGCTGGCAGGTTTGCTGTTCGCCGCCCGTCACCTGCCAGTTTCGCGATGGCGCTCGCCTTCTCCCGCAGCACCTCTACCGTACGGGAGAGGGCGGCGAGGCATTCGACCTCATGCTCGGTGAGGGCAACAACGATGTCTGGCCATTCTACTTCATCGCCTCGGGCGAGAAGGTCGCGCTCGATCATCCAATCATAGAAGCCGCGATCCAGCGTCCGCGCCTCCACCAATGCGGCCTCGGCTCCCTCTACCTGACGGGAGAGGCGTTCAAGGGTGGTGGCAACGTCGCGCGCGTGCTCGGCGTTGAGCGCATCGCCCGGACCCGCTCTGTCATCGAGACGGTCAGCGCGCAGCTTGAGCCAGCCGATATGCTGGCCTACCAGTCCCCCCACTTCCGCAGGAGCGTCAAGCCGCGCGGCGAAAGGCTCTTTCCAGAACCCCGCGTCCGGGTCGGCGCAAGGGTCACAGTCTCGGCAGATGCTTTCGTCACAGTTCACGCAGCCTTGCTCCACACCAAGGGGAGGGGCGGCGTCCGAGGGGGCGGGGTGCGGGGTTCGTTCTTCCTCGGGCCAGTCAAAAACGCTCACGGCGTCTCTCCTTCTCTGGCTGGGGCTGGGTTCGTGAGTTTGGGTTTCACTTCGTCGCCTTCGGCTCCTTCGTACCCGGCGGTGTTGTCGCTGGCAGGGGCGGACAGACGCTCAACGAAGCGCGCGGCTTTCCTGATCTCGGTCGGAGTGTTGCCGTTGCCGTCCTGAATGTCGCCATAGACCCGGACGATTCGGCTCAACAGGCGCACGGCTTCGCACAGGTCGTCAGCTACAACAGCCCCACCCGCCTCTCGGTGGGCATCGCGAAGCGATGCACCTTCTGTACGGTTCGTGAGGGTGAGGATGGCGTCGGCGTTCGGATTGTCTCTTGCCTTGAGTGCCGCGCCGATGATGGCCATTTCCTCGCCGGGATTGTTTGGCTCGATGCCGCACAGGACCGCTGACATCGCGCCGCACTCGTCGGACACCGCCCGACTATCGCCCGGCTCCATTTCGCCGAGATAGTCGAGCGCCAAGGTCAAAGCGGCTTCCAGTTTCGCCACCCGTTCCCGCATCCCATCGTCAGGGGCGGGGGAGGCGCGGGTGTAGAGGGGTTCATCGTCTGCAAAGCACTTGGTCTTCGTGACCTCGTGGTAGGTGAACTTCTTGGGCCAAGCCATCCGTCCGTTGGCGTTGCGTTCCTTGCGCGGGGTCTCGCCGTCGATATACCAGCGTCTCGCCCACGCCACCGGCTCGTCTCTGTCTGTGGTGTTGGTCATGCTTCCCCCTCGTTTTTTGGTTCATTCGCTTCGCTCATACCCACCGCGCCAGTTTCAGCGGCTGCGGTAGCCCGCAGGACAGCAATGCAGAGGGCGAGCGGAGCCGTTGGTGCGCGGGACGGGTGAACAGACAGGTCCGCCGCATCGGTCCAGACAGTTGCCTCCCAGCCTAGTCCGGTGGACGGCGGCAGTTCGTTCAGGTGACGACGCCACCCCGGCAGAACCCGCTCTGCCAGAGCAAGGGCAGCGTCTAGGGAGGTGGTGAGACCGGCAAGCGGCGTCCACATGGCGTTTCCGTAAACGCACCACGGACCATCTGCGTCAGGCTGTCCCCAAGGCCACGCCACTACCTCGCCGGTCGCGGCGAGCCAGACAGCCGCATCCAACTCCCGGCTCCCCGCCTCTGCTGCTTCCAGCATGGCGACCAAATCTGTGCGGGTGGTCATGACTTGGCCTCCGGTGGGGTGATGGGTGGAGCGGGCAAAGGCATCCAGTGGGTCGGGTCGGCTCCCCGCAGATTGTGGTCGTGCTTGCCGTCGTGGACGGTCCACCAGCCTTCGCCGTCGAGCGACGCGAGAAAGATGCGGTCTTCCTCGAAGATGGACGGGCGGAAGATCAGAACGCGGTCCTCGACAGGAGCCGTCTCAATCGGTTGCCAGCCTACAACCGGCGTCTCAGCTTGCTCGGTAGGTATGGACGGCGAAGCCGGGAGTGAACCCCCATCACTAGAGGGGGTGACGCGGTAAGCGATGATGTCGCCTGCGCTTCCGGGGTGGCCCCACGCAAAGACATGGCTCCTGCAATTTGTGCCGAGCGTTCCGTCGCGCAAGCGCACATCGACCATCGCCCCCGGCACAGGATTGGGGCCTCCCGACCATTCAACCCAGCCATCTTCTCGTTCAGTCATTGGGAAACCTCGGTGGCTTTGCGAATGGCGGCTTTGATCGCGACCTGAACATCGGCATCCGGGATGCACTCAAGGCCGGGGCCGTTCACGATGGCCAGCAGCGCCTCTAAAAGCTCCGGAGCGGCGGCTATCAGTCTGGCGTTGGCGCTCTTTTCAGAGCCGGAGCGCCACACGCCTTGATTGTTGGTCGAAACATCGCCTTGATCGGTGATGCCGCCACCGTCACGGTCCCCGACGCCGATAACGCTGCGCCCGTCGCGAGTGAGAAACACCCGCCAAGGCCCGGGAGTATGCCCCCGCCCTGTTTCCTCAGTGGTCATGTCAGCCACCACAAAGAGCAGACGCCAGCAATTACCGCCAGCAGGATGAGGGAGCGCGGACGGAACGTCTCGGCAAGCGCACGAATCCAGATGGGAGATTCGTCAACGGCGCGAGAGAAGTCCCAGCCACGATAGGACTGATTGGTAGCCTGAGCCGCTTTCATGCGGTGGTCTGTGTAGTCTGCACGGTCAATCATTGGTTTCCTCCCTTTCGGACTGCTTCACGTTCTCTGCGAAGGTTTCAGCCCAGCTATGAATAATCTCGCCCATTTCCCGGTTAGAACGCTTTTTGTCATTCCACACGGCCTCCAGTTTGGAGCCTTGGCGGGGGCGAACGGCAATCGGGTTTGGCTGCTTCATTCCGTTAACTTACCCCTCCCTCACACATAGTCAACTCCCTTTCTGTCTGTATCTCCCCCTTTCTCACTTTTCACACTAGCGCGCTGAGAAGCTGATTCCGTTGTGCCGCCTCGCGTTCGCACCGCTCATTCAGTTCGCTAAGCGTCGGAAACCAATTCGGCTTAACCGTCCGCATCGCAAAGGCCATGCAAACGCCCTTGGCTATGTCGGCGGGGTATTGCGCCAGACAGGCGGCATAGAGGCTCATCGTCAGGTCAAGGGTCGCGGTGTCATCACCACGGCGAGCCGTTACCGCGTGAAGGCCCGCTATCCATTCCTCGCACCTGTCCAGCGGGGGCCGCGTCATGGCTGACAGGGCCGCTTGCCGCGCCGCCTCCCGGTTCTCCGGGGTTAATCCAGACACCTGAAAGCCCGTCGTCCGGCGATAGTACCCACCCTCCGGCGGAAACATCATTCGGGACTGGGGCTTGGCGGCGACGTTCAGCGAGGATTCCAGCCATGCCAAGAGGTTTCGATCCGTTTCCGCTGGCGCTTGGCTTTCCAGCTTGGCCAGCGCCGCGCCGGTTGCGACACCACGTCCGCCATGTTGCGGACCAGTCGAGTTTGCATCCGCCTGCGCCCGGCTTACTAATCCAGAAATCACGGAATTGATCGGCTTCACGTCTCGTCTCCTCGGAGGTCATGTTTTGGCTGGCGGCGAATGTCAGGTCGGCTTCCGATGGCTTCCAATCAGGAGGCAAGCGAGCGCCTTTCTTTGGAGAAGACGTAGTCTTCTCTTTCTTTAACTCTGGTTCTGGTTCTGGAGAATGCTTAAGCAATCGTGAAGCATTTGCTGACTCCACCTTGTTAGATTTCAACGCCTTAGCCCGCGCACCGGCTTTCCCCGACTGTGATCTTTTCTCCGATTTTTCTTCGGCAATTGCGAGTTCAGCGGCCAGCCTTTTCTGCGTAAATCCGCCCTCGCAAGGCGCGAAAAACTCCAGAACTTCGGTGCTGATTTTCTGCCAGCGGGACGGGCTTAAGCCCGCGATTCTGGCGAGCTTGACCGGGTCGGATGACAGGACGCCGCCTGACCGCCACATGGTCATGAGGAGCAGCAGATAGGCCCCGTGTTGTTCGGTTGTCAGGTGCCGGGTGTCACCCAAATAGTCAGCCACATAAAGCTGCATGAAGGGGACGCTCACGGTACGCCCCGAAGGCTTGCGTGATTTGGCGGATGGCGGTAAAACCGCATGGTCGATGGCTCCTGTGATAAGCCGTTGGCGTTCTGCGGTTCAGACTCAGCCCTGATCCGCACCGAATGTTATCCGTCATTGGTCTGAAAATATCAAGGCGGGAAACAAGGGAACGCGGCGGGGATTTGCTCCCCCTTGTGCCCGTCGCGGAGGAAGGAAGCCCGGTGCGTGAACCCTCCGCACCGGGCTTTTTTACGCCCTCAACCTCAGCGGCTTCCTAACCCCAGCCGGAAGATGATCCCCATCCCATATAGCTTCCGCAAGCCTGCGAACGAAACGGGCGTCTCCTTCTCTCTGTCGTGCTTCTGCGTCTCGTTCCTTGTCCATTCCGGGAGGCGTAGAACGCGCCAGAACGGCAGCCTTGAGCGGGCGAAGATAATGACCAGCTTTAGACACGGGCAGCCTCCAACGATTGAGCGTAGTTTGTAGCGATAGCGGAGAAAGAGTGCCGCAAGCCGTGCGGGTCTCGCATGATCTTGGCGGCTTCGTAGGTCAGGCCGATGCGGTCACAGTGCGCTCGAACGCCGTGCAGGATCGTGGTGTGGTCACGGCCTCCCATACGCCTTCCGCACTCTGCCAGACTGACGTGCGGGCATTCGACAAAGACCCGGTAATAAGCTTCCAATCGCGGCCAAGCGATGTAACGCTGGCGGCACGGGCCTAGCAGGTCATTAACTCGGACTTGGTGCTTTTCCGCGACCTCTCGCAGCACGTTGGCAACTGACTGTCTCATGTCTCTCCCCTTTTGAAAGGCCGTTTAGGCCATGTGGTTTTAGTCTTTGGAAACGGACGGGACGGGATAGAACCGCCTTTGATTGCCCGTCTTGCCTGTTGGCCTGTCTCCCTGCCTTGGCGCTTCGCCTTGGCTATCCGGGAAACGTCGTCCCCGGTCTTGTTCGTCCGATGGCAAGCCTTGTGCGCCACGCGGAGATTGTCGTCGTCATCGTTGAAGGCCAAGGCCCACGGGATGATGTGGTCTAGCTCATAGTCTTCCCCAGCCAGAACCTTCCGCTTGCACAGGTGACACAGGCCACCGTCACGGGCGAACAAGCGCAGGCGGCGAGCCTTGGACATGGCGGGGCGTTTGGGCTTGTCGGTCATGCTTCCTCTCCCGGACACCACAGGCCGCATTCCGCGTCGTGTTCGTCGTCCAGTGGCTCATCAAAAAAGTGGGGCTGCTGGGCAACCTCGCGCGCTAGATCGGCGTAAGAATATTCTTTAGAAAAGCGCCCCTTATTAGCGCGCTCCTGTTCAATCCACCAATCAGCGCAGCCCGGCTTTTCGCGGATCAGGGCCTTGATGGCTCCTCGCCCTTTAAGAAAGCATAGATCACAGTTTCCTTCGTAAGACCGGAGGCCAAGATCGAAGGGCTGGGCATCCCAAAACGCGTTCACTTCCGCCTTGGTTATCTTTGCGTTGGCGAGCGGGACCTTAGTAACCCACGGTGATTTGCCCTCATGATTGCGGGCTAGGGCCTTCATCACCCGATGGCCTTCATCGTGTCGCAGGCCAACCGCGTTCGCCCATTTGGGCCATCCTAACTCAGCGGTGATAAAATGCCGGATTGTGTTGACCTTCATTTCCTCGGTGCAAAACCGCATTACGGAATTGGGGGCGTAGGACTTGGCTTTAATCAACCGGGCGAACGGTTCACCGTTGCGACTGGCGCTGTTGAACCCGACGCGCTCAAAGCGACCGGCAGACGGTCCCGACCGGGCGACAAACTCCAGCCACACAACGTCTACGCCCCATCGCGAGGCGCACTCATTGACGAAGGCGAGGGTTTCGGGCCGCTCTTTGCCGGTGTTTGCGAAGGCAACGACGTGATCGTCCGGCAGCCTCCCCCCATAGGCTTGCAGCGCCCGCCAAAGCATATAGGCCGAGGTTCTGCCGCCGCTGAATGACCAGAGGCACGGACCGTCAATGATGAAGTGATCAGTCATGCAATCTCGATCCGGACCAGACCACCCTTGATAGGCTCACCGAAGCGGACAAGCGGCGAATCAAAGCGCCGATCATCCACGCCAAGCGCGTCCGCAACGCCGTCAAAACTGGACTTGAGGGCGCTTATGCAGTTGTCCACGTCTATCGGGTGGCGGGTTTTTGGGTGCATAGTCACCACCAGCCGCACCCGGCCCTCTCCGCAACCGGCTTTGGCCTCAAGCGTCGCCAGCCTAGCCCACGCTCTGTGCTTTTTCGCCTCGCGCGCCTTGGCCATAAAGTGAGCGCGTTTGTTAGGCCACAACGCCGGGGCCGGAAACGGAAGTTCGATCACCGCGCAGCCCTCATCCGCCAGATAGCCAAGTCCAGACCGCCAAGGGATACCCGGTAATAGTCCGCGCATCCCTTTAGCGACCAGCCACACTCAAGTTTCCGCCAAGCGTTCTGAGCTATCCAGCGGGCGACAGTGGGAGGACGGGCTGTCACTTTCCGGTTTCCGTCCGCAGTTCCTCAATCGAAAGAGCGCGAAGGGCCTGATAGATCGGCGCGCGAGCCTTTTTATCCCGGATAGCCTTCGCCAGCTTGTCCTTCAAAGCGTTCCGCTCCTGCACGATCTGGGCAAGGCGGCGGTTCTTTGAAATCGTGACCTGTTCGCGAAGCCAAGCTGACCGGCTTGCCTCTCTGTCCATAATCCAATCGTTGTCGTGTGCCGTGCGGCTGAACCCATAGCGGGCAAACAAGCGTTTGATGGCGGCGATCATCTTGCGGCCCTTTCTTGTTTCAGGATAGCGTTGCGAGCGCGCTGGACGCACTTGCGGCGGATGCCGTCTTTGGCCGCCTGATAGGCTTGCAGGACGTCCCGAGCGGGGGCCATGTTGATGTCGTAGTTGTGTAGCGCAATCCGCTCTGCGGGTGTAAGGTGCGTCTCCCAATCGTACTTCCTAGCCATGCGGCCTCCTGTTTCAATAAGCGCAGCCTAGACCGGACAAATCGATAGCGCAACCGAAAAAAGGTGTTGACGGCAACGCGGGTCGGGTGCTTAATGTCTCCAACAGGGAGAGACAAATGACCTACGCACCGCTCCGCTACATCCGGTCGAGAGACTGCCAGACGCAAATCCTCGCGCCTCTCCCGGACAGCCTTCACGCCAAGGTGTGGGGCTTTATGTCCTACTCAAATCATCCGTTTGATGATGTGCCGATTGTCGAGACTGCCGACCCGATGGCTTGGGTTCTGGCCAGCCGCCAACAACAGCCTCCGAAGGCCACCCGCGTCCCGTATGACTATCGGACGGACAAGGATTGGTTTGCCATCGCCGCTGACATTACAGACGGTTCTCATCCTGCTCTAGCGGGGGTGGACGTATGAAAGACCTCTACATCGAAGAGTTTGAGCGCATCGTCGGGGAATACATCGATGCGGGTGAAAGTGAGTCCGCCGCCGCCGCCCTCGCCGCACGGGAGGCTTACGACGCCATGACCGACCGTCTGGCCGATATGGCCGACCGTGCCAAAGACGCATGGAAGGAGCGCGACCTGTGACTGACGTAATAGACGCCATTCGCGGCCTCCGAAACCAGACCCTGACGTTTGAACGGGTCATGTCCGGCCTTACCGTTGCGATTGGCGACGTTGAGCGGCTGGAAAACCTTGAGCCTGACCAGATCGAGCGGCTTCGCGCTGCCGTCGTCAGGCTTTCGGCGGCATACACCGAACACTCGGGCGGCAACTATGCGTGACCGTCCGCTTGCCAAATACGAAAGCCGTCAGCTTTGGCTTGACCGGGGCGGTGTTTACGAACCTGTAGGCCGGTTCACTGTCCTGAGTATGCTCGTGGTCATGCAATCAAACCACGGACCCGACGCGAGGCAAATGGCGCAAGAATGCCGAGACGCCTTGCAGCAATATGAAGCCGCAATGGAGGATGCGACGTGAGAAGCAGCGAAAGTCTAGCCAAGATCAGCCCGGCGCTGGTCAAGGCCCTTAGCGAAATGAGGGGCGTCGCTAAGGACAGCAAGAACCCGCACTTCAAGAATGACTACGCCAGCTTGGAGGCGGTGATTGACGTTGCCCGCCCTGTGTTGGCCGCGCATGGCTTGGCCTTCATGCAGGGGCTTGGCGAGTATGTCGGCGGGGCTATGACGGTTTCCACCCGCATCCTGCACGAAAGCGGAGAGTGGATCGAAAGCGATTTCCAAATGCCGGTTAGCAAGGCTGACCCGCAGGGAACCGCCAGTGCCTCAACCTATGCCCGGCGCTATAGCCTTATGGGCATCCTTGGTCTTCCTGCCGTGGATGATGACGGGGAAGCGTCCATGCCCCGCAGCACAAAGCCCGGCGAGGCAAAGAATCCGAACGTGTCGGTTCACCCGGAAGGGCCAGACTGGTACAAAACGGAAGGTGCAGGAATGTCCGCTGCCAAGGCCAAGGCCGAGGGGCTGGGCGAACTGGTCAATCAGTGGCTGGGCGACCTTGAGACAATCCCGACCGTTGGCGCGCTGCGAGACTGGGCAGACCTGAACGGCGACACTATCCGCACCATGCCCAAGGGCTGGCGCATTGAAGTCCGCGAGGCATTCGACCGGCGCGGACGTGAACTAGGAGCGATGTAATGGCGTATGAGCAAAAGCCCGGAGACATTGCCGTCTTCAAGGAAAAGGAAAAGCGGAATGATCGTGCGCCAGATTGGCGCGGGAACCTGATTGTTCCCGAAGGCGCAAAGCCCGGCGATAAGCTGGAAGTGGCGTTTTGGGCCAAGGGCGACAGCGGAACCATGCTGGCCGGATCGGTGAAGTTCCCGACGCAACGCGACGCAGGCCCCGCCCGTGAAGCTCCGCCGCAACGTGGCGCTACCTTCTCAGACGATATACCTTTTTAGGCCATGTCTGATCGCGCTATAGTCACGCTCCGCACTCAGGCCGACCGGGATAAGGTCTGTCGCTGGGCGCAGGGCGTGGCTACAGGCTCAAAGGTTGTCTTTCATGGACCACAACGAAGCATCGACCAGAACAGCGCCCTGTGGGCCGCTCTCGGGGACATTGCCAGACAGCGAGACTACCACGGCCTCAAGCTCTCGCCCGAGGACTATAAAATCCTCTTTATGGACGCCTTGGACCGGGAAACCCGTATGGTTCCAAACTTGGACGGAACGGGGATGGTCGGAATAGGCCGGTCATCGTCCAGCTTGAGCAAGGAAGAGTTTTCAGGGCTGCTTTCCATTGTGTACGAATGGGGCAACCGAAACGGCATCGTATGGAGCGACACGCCATGAATATGGATTCGGTTGACGACCTGCTTAAGTATCATCGGATGATGAAGGATCGAGCTAAACGCACGTCCAATATGATTGGCCACCACGACGCGCTACAAACGCTTTATGGCTGTATCGAACTTCCGGCGTCCGTGCTTGGACCATACAGTTTCCAGTGGGCATTCGAGACACTCGCCCATGTTTTTAGCGAAGCTGCCAAGCAGGAGGCGGCGGCCGGGTTTGACGGCGATTTTCCCGAGGAGAGAGAGGCACTGAAGGCCACCCATAGGCTTTTGGTTGGGATGTCCGAGGCGGCCATGAACGCTGCGTTGAGGCCGGTTCTGCATGACTGACCCTCTATACGCAGTTAGGTCCTACGCCTGCCCGAAAAGCCGTGCAGCAAGGGACAATTGGCTTTCCTACCGCCTATCAGTCGGAATGCCAGTACATCAGATCGCTGGAAAACATGACGACCCGCCGGGAGCGTTTATGCGGCAGTTTCAGGCGTCCCGAAAATAAATCGGCCCAAGTGCATTTTTCTGTTGCAGCCTACGTAAAAGATGCTACGTTCAGTCATCGGCGCAGGGCAATCAAGCACTAGCCGGAACGGAAACAGACAGATGTGCAAGCCGAACCGCACCGTTGCCCGCATAATGCAGGGCGCTCCCCGTGATCCCCGCGTTGTCGCTGCCTTGAATGCCCGCATGGACGCTGAACCGATGGTTCAAGACATGGGCCGTTTCCAGCGCGGCGAAATGACTGCCGAAGAGTTCCGCGCCAAGTGGGACCCGAATTTCAAATGACCAACACCGAATACCGCGCCGCCCTCTCAGCCCTCGGCCTGTCGCAACAAGCTGCGGGCCGTTGGCTCATGGTCAGCCCGAAGACCGCACAGAACTACGCCACAAAAGGCCCTAGCGGCCCGGCCCAACGCGCTATCCTGATGGCCCTTAAGCACGGCTTGGAAAAGGGGTGAATCTTTTTTCGTCCGTCGTGCATTTTCCCTATTGCGTACATTCTGCCTATGTGGGATAACAAATCAACGGGGCGCGGCAATCAAGCAGCACCCGAACGGAACTAAGCAGATGACCAGCCAATATTATGGAAGCGCGGAATGGCTTGCGGACGTTGCGCGCGAGCAGGAAGACCGTTGCGTCGCCGGTGCCGCTGCCCGCGCTAGCGCATCTGCCGACTACGCCCGCGCCAGTGCCGCACACCGCGCCGTCGAGGCCAAGAAGGGCCTTTGCGAAATCCGCGCCCGCGATGGCCGGATCGTTCACCGCTATATTGCGCGCTAAGGGAGCAGGAAAGTGAACAAGCAAACCCCAGCCCAGCCACGCAAGCAAATCGAAAACCTTGTGGCCCGCCTAAAAAGGCAGGGCGTTAGCGAGGAGTGCATTCAGCAGCTGCTTCGCGAAATCGCGGATGAATATAACGACTAGGACAGGGGCTTCGGCCCCGCCACCCACTTGACCCGCCAAGCCCTCTAAGGCATCATCATCCCCGCTCTAAGCCCGAGCCAAGGCAATAAGGCTAGACGCAAAACCACGGAGATACAGATGGCCGGTCTAGGCCGACCCTCTGACTATACGCCAGAACTGGCGGACGAGATTTGCACAAGGCTCGCTAACGGGGAATCGTTGCGGGCCATTTGCAGTTCAGACCGTGATGATTGGATGCCCTCTATCGGCACAATCCTTCGCTGGGTTAGCGAGAAGCCCGACTTTCGTGAACAATACGCGAGGGCAAGAGAGGTTCAGGCCGAAACCCACGCGGATGAAATCGTGACCATCGCTGATGGGGTTTCCTGCGCCGACCCAAGCGCGATTGACGTTGCGCGGGACAGGCTACGGATTGACGCGCGTAAATGGGTGGCATCCAAGCTGCTGCCGAAGAAGTACGGCGACAAGGTGCAAGCCGAAGTGTCAGGCCCTGACGGTGGCGCTATCGCGGTCACATGGCTGAAACCCGAGTAATCCCCTACGCGCCTCGCCGCGTCTTTCTCCCGTTCCACAACCGAACGCAACGCTTTGCAATCGGGGTGGCACACAGGCGATGCGGCAAGACCGTGGCTTGCATCAATGACAAGATCAAACGGGCCATTGAGAGCGACAAGCCAAACTACCGGGCCGCATACCTCGCGCCGTATCTAAAGCAGGCCAAGGACGTGGCTTGGGACTATCTCAAGCGGTATAGCCAGCCGGTATGGGCCAAGCCTCCGAATGAGTCGGAGTTGTACGTTGAACTGCTAGGCGGCAAGCGCATCAAGATATACGGGGCAGACAACCCGGACGCTCTTCGCGGTGGCTATCTGGATGACGCCACGCTTGATGAATACGCGGATATGTATCCCGGCATCTTCGGCTCAATCATCCGCCCCATGCTGGCTGACAGACAGGGCACAGCTACGTTCATTGGTACACCCAAGGGCCGCAACGCGTTCTTTGACCTGTTCGAGCGGGCCAAGACCGATCCGGACTGGTTCCCGTTCTTCCTGCCTGCCAGTGAGACGCAGATTCTCCCCCAGAGCGAGCTTATCGCTGCTGCCCGTGAGATGACGCCAGAGCAGTATGAACAGGAGTTCGAATGCTCATTCGAGGCCGCTATCATCGGGGCCTATTACGGGAAGGACATGGCCGAGGCTGAGAGGGCTGGGCGGATCACAGACGTTCCGTATGACCCTGCCTTGCCCGTCCACACCACATGGGACCTAGGCATAGGCGACAGCACCGCAATCTGGTTCTGGCAGGCTCACGGTCCTGAGATACGGGTGATCGACTTCTATGAGGCCAGCGGGGAAAGCATTGAGCATTACGCCAAGGTCTTGCAGGCCAAGCCGTACAGGTACGAACACGACTGGGTTCCGCATGACGCACGGGTCAGGGAGCTAGGCACGGGTCGGACGCGCATTGAGACGATGCTAACCCTCAAGCTCAAGCCTAAGCTGGTGCCTAGCCACAAGATACTGGACGGCATCAACGCAGGCCGTGTTCTGTTCCCGCGCATCTGGTTTGACCGTGACAAGTGCAAGCCGGGGCTAGAGTGCCTGCGCCAGTACCGGGCGGACTATGATGAAAAAGCCCGTGTGTTCCGTGATGGGCCTAAGCACGACTGGACCAGCCACGCGGCGGATGCGTTCCGATACCTCGCCATGGCTTACCGGGAGATCAAGCCCGAGGTGAAGGAATCCGAGAAGCCGGTCAGAGGCGTTCGTGATATGACATGGGATGAGCTAATCGCTAACCAGCCCAGACACACGGGCTATGAGCGCGCATAGACGTTCTATCGACAAGCGGGACCGCGCAAGTTATTGTCCCCTGAACGCTTGCGAGGGGCCATGCTTCCCGACGAACCTGTGAATCAGGCCGACATTGACCTCGTCACCAAGTGGATCGAGGAAATCGAGCTATCCGAGCGGGAGTTGCAACCGTTCTGGAAGTCCGGTGACGCTATCGTCCGCCGCTTCAAGAATGAGAACCGCGACCGTGGCGGGGGCCGTCCGTCGTCCAGCTATGCCAAGCGTCGCTTTGCTGTGCTGTGGTCCAATGTGCAGACGTTGCAGCCTGCCATCTATGCGAAGCAGCCGAAGCCTATGGTGGACAGGCGCTATCGTGATGAAGACCCGGTCGGCAAGGTCGCATCTGATGTGCTGGAACGTGCGCTAGGGTTCAGCCTTGACCAGTACGATTTTGACGGACGCGTGAAACTGTGTGTTCTTGACTATCTGCTGCCCGGACGGGGTCAAGTGTGGGTTCGCTACATCCCGCACATGCGGAAGCTAAACCCGGAGCAAGACCCGGAGCTTGGCGAGGGCGAGGAAGACGCAGACCGTTCGGAGACGGGCGAGATTGGCGAGGAAGTCGTTTACGAAGAGGTCCAGTGTGACCACGTCGCTTGGAAAGACTGGCTGACGAACCCGTCTAGGGAGTGGGCGGAAGTGCGTTGGGTGGCTCGCCGCGTCTACATGACGAAGGCCGAGCTTACGGAGCGGTTCGGCGCTGAGATGGCGAAGAACGTCCCGATTGTCACCACGACCACAAGCGCGAACACATCGACGGAGGCCCAAAAGCAGGCGACGCAGACGGGCGAGGTCTATGAGATTTGGGACAAGCCTAGCAAGACGGCCTATTGGGTCTGCAAGGGCTATACGGCGGGAGTGCTGGACAAGCGCGAAGACCCGCTGGGGCTTAACGAGTTCTTCCCGTGCCCGCCTCCGCTGAACGCCACGACGGCCAACGACAGCACAATCCCGGTTGCGGACTACGTGCAGTATCAGGATCAGGCCGACGAACTCGATGAACTGACGGCCCGTATT